GGAGACCATTCCTGATTTTTTATTTTTTATGAGTGGAAAATCAACCAGGTGGCCATTGCCTGGCCCGCAACTGCGGCAAGGTGGCCAGATAATGATACGAATGAATACGAACCGTGCAGAAAACAAACTGCGCTTAGAACTTAAATATGGCCGCAAAAAAGGCAGCTAAGAAAAAGGCAAGTCGGCGCGGTGTTCCGACGATTGTCGAACTCTGCAAAGAATTATCATGCAGCAGGGCGGCCTTGTATGTCTGGTCGAAGATGGACGGGGCGCCGAAGGCATACACCGACGGCAGCCACGACCTGGCAGCTTGGCAAAAATTCGTCGAATCTCGCGGCCTAAAACCGGTCGAAGGTGACGAACTGAATCGAGGCCGATTGCAGGCTGAGAATCTACAACGCAAAAATGCGCTGCTTGAAATCGAAATCGACGAAAAGCTGGGCAAGTTGATTCCGGTGTCGGAAGTAGAAGTCGAAGTCACGCGGATGGTTCACCAATTCAAGGGGATGATTTACACAAAACTGGAGAACGAACTGCCGCCAATTCTTGAAGGCATGAAGGCGGCCAACATACAAATCAAACAACGCGAAGCCATTGCAGCGGCATTCGCAATTCTGGAGGACGACAAATGGAGACGACAACGGTTGAAAGAATCGCAAGGCGGGCAATAGCACCGCGCAGTACCGACCCGCCATGGCGCTGGGCCGAGAAGAATATTGTCGTCGATAAAACTTCACCGTTTCCTGGCAAGTTTGATGCGAACATTGCGCCTTGGACAAAGGAACCGATGGAATGCTTCGCTGATAATAGGTGCAAAGATTTGGCCATCATGTGCAGCGCCCAATCTGGCAAGACCCAAATGGTGATAACCTTAGCGGCTTGGTGCATTGCACAAGACCCTGGCCCCGCCATGTGGGTAATGGCAGCGCAGGACGAAGCCAAGACATTCGCACGCACGCGATTGATGCCAACGCTTGAGAACTGCGAAGCCGTTGCCGAATTATTCCCTGCCGACCGGCACGCCAAGACGACCCTCGAAATCAACTTCGCTTCGATGCCGCTGGTCATCAATGGCGCCAACTCACAAAGCAAATTGCAATCGAAGCCGATACGGTGGCTGTTTCTGGATGAGGTGCGGAACTATCCGCCAGGCGCATACGAGATGGTGATAAAACGAACACGCGCATTTTGGAATGCCAGGCGCGTCGTCATCAGCACGCCTGACCATGAGAACGACCACGTCCATCGTGCTTTCCTTGCCGGCGACCAAAGAATCTACGAGGTACTTTGTCCAGAATGCGACGAACGCCACGAAATGAATTTTGATTTTATCAAATGGGACACCAACGAAGTCACTTTCGTAAATGACGAATACGACTTTGACGAACTGGCAAAAACGATTCGATACGAGTGTCCGCATTGCATGGCAACCTTCACCGACCGGCAGGATGTTCGCAAAGCCTTTGCCATCTCCGGCAAGTGGCGGCCCACGAACGAGAAGGCGCCAAGCGAGAAGGTTTCATTTCGCTGGTCGGCCGTCCTGCCGCCATGGGTTCCCTGGCGCGACTTGGTGCAGGAATTTTTGCAGGCCAAGGCAGCCATGAAAGTCGGAACCACCGTTCCGCTGAAAGTGTTCAAGGCCGAGTCGCTTGGCGTTCCCTGGATTGAGGAAATGGAAACCGACGACGAACTGCGCGAACTAGCAACGCACGACGACGAATGGCCTTGGCCCGATGAAGCCTTCCGCTTTGCAACCGTCGACGTGCAGCGAGATTTATTTTATTTGGTCGTTCGCGCCTGGGCTGCTGACGGTCAAAGCCGGCTGGTGCATTGGTCGAAGCCTTTGACGTTTGAAAGCATCGAAGATTTGCGGGCGCAGTACAACGTCAAGCCGCACCTGACGTTCATCGACAGCGGTTACAACGCGCAGAAGGTGTACGCGGCCTGCAAGCGTTTCGGCTTCACTTCAATAAAGGGCGCCAAGACAAAAGACTTCGCGCACAAGGTAAAAGGCGAAACGGTTCGCCGCGCCTACTCTCCCCGCGTCTATGTCGACCCCGCCGTAGGAACCAAGAGCCAGGGCAGGGTGCGGCCGGTCACATTGTTCCATTGGTCGAACCCGACTTGCAAGGACGTGCTGGCCAACCTGCGCGACGGCCGTGGCGCCAACTGGACGGTAACGCCTGACGCCGGCAACGAGTACGAACTGCAAATGTTTTCCGAGCGCCGCAGGGAACGTCACGACAAGGCCGGCCAAACCGTCTACGAATGGCATCGTGTCGGCAAGCGGGCCAATCACCTTTGGGACTGCGAGGGGATGCAGATTGCGGCAGCAATGATGGCGAAATGCCTGGCGGAAACCGCTTGACGATTCGGCAACCTAGTTTGGAATTGGTTTGCCGGTTTTTGGTTCAACCGGTTTTTCATAGTTAAGGGGTTGCCTGGACAGCAACCGCCCTCAACGGGCGCTCACTCATAACAACGGCCGGCCAGGTTCTTAGCTTTCCCTGGTCGGCCATCTTTTTGTTTCCGCTTGAGAATCTACCGCAACCGCTATGCTTAAAGGCAAATGCGGGCGGAAGGTTTATTTCTTAATTTCACGACCAGCGAAATTACCACCATCCAGACAAAGGCCAAAACGCTTTTGACGGAGGGTAAAACGCTGATGGCATACGGCATTGGCGGCAGGAACGCCACCAAGCAATTCACTCTCCCAATCGACCAGGTGCTTCGCGAATGCCGGTTTGCCTTAAAGAAAAAAGACCCTGGCACTTACGGTTATTTATCAACCCGCACTTACGCTAAGTTCCGCAATGCTTAAAGGATTCTTTAAAAAACTCGGTTCCCTTTGGGAACCCCAATATCAAAGCAACCGCCACCGTCGGCCGATGCGCTACCTTAACAAAGATACGCGGCAGCTAATCCCGACCGGCACGCACCAGCAACTTATCAGCGCAGGCCGTTGGTTGTTTGGCAATTTTGCACCGGTACGCGGTGCGCTGCTGGAACAATGCACCTATTCGGTGCAGCCATTTGTGCCGCAGTACGTCGGGAAGGACTTGGAATGGGGCGCACAAGCCGAGGCATGGCTGAAAGAGTTTCACGGCATCTTGGACATTCAAGGCAAATGCGATTTCGAGGAATTCCTTTACCTAGCGTTGTTGTCAATCAAACGCGACGGCGACGTCGGCGTGCTGCTGACCAAAACCGGCAGCGGATATCCGGCCGTGCAGTTAATACCAGCGCACCGCATCGCCAGCAGGACACAGGGGCCAAACGAATTCAACGGAGTCATCAGCAACAAACAAGGCCGGCCGATTAGCTACATGATTGACGGCGAGCGAAAAGTCAGCGCCCGCGATATGGCCTTGTGTTTTTTTCCAGAATGGGCCGACCAAGGTCGCGGCATCTCGCCGCTGTCTGCTGTTACTGGCGACTTGCAGGACGTCAAAGAGTTAAGAGAATATGAACTCAGCGCACAAAAGGCAGCCAGCAGCATTGCCCTGGTCGAACACAACGAAGATGGATATGCCGACGACAGCGAAGCCTTTATCGAGCAGACCATTGATAGCGGCAGTTTATCGACAACCCTGGAGTCGTTGGAGGGAGGGGCCATTCGTTACTTCCGCGCCGGTTCTGGTTCTAAAATTGAAGTTGTAGACCGCAACCGACCGAGCGCAAACGCGCAGGAGTTTGAAAACACAATTCTGCGGAGCGCCTTCCAAGCAATCGAATGGCCGTATGACTTGAGTCTCGACCCGACGAAAATCGGCGGCGCTGTCGTCCGACTTGTCACAGCCAAGGCGCAGCGCACCGTTGAGAAGAACCAGCGACTTGTTCGCAAGATTGCCAGACGGATTGACGGCTACGCATTAAGCAAAGCCATGAAGGCTGGCCTTCTGCCGCGACCGCAGGGCGGCGATTGGTACTCTTGGCATTACCAGGGACCGCGCAAGATTAGCGTCGACGGTGGCCGCGATGCAGGCGCAGCACGCGAGGATTACAAGATGGGACTGACAACCTTGCAGGAACTCTACGCGGAGCGCGGTTTGCATTGGGAAGACGAAGTCGAAAAAAGAATTTCAGAACAACGGTTCGTATTGGACTTGGCCGACAAGTACGGCATCGACCCGAACCGCGTTCAATTATTAACCCCGAACGGATTACCACAACAAAATGAAGATTGAACAAGAGTTTGAAAAGTGGGCCATCCTGCCGGCTTGTATAAAGCAAGCGCAGGCGACCCTCACGGCGACCGTCATTCTTGACGACGACGATGACGATGACCGCGACGAAATGGATGACTATGCAATGACGGAGGAAAACGGCGTTGCCATTATTCCCGTGGCCGGCGTGATAGGTCACAAGGTTTCACCGATTGCTAAACTGCTTGGAGCAGTAGACACCGTCGACGTGATTGCGGCCATCGAACTGGCGGCCGAAGATGACGACATCGACACCATCATTCTCGACGTTGATTCGCCAGGCGGAACCGTAGGCGGCGTGCCGGAGTTGGCCGAGACAGTCGAAGAGGTACAGAAGTCAGGCACAAAAAAAATATATGCCTATACCGACAGCATGATGGCCAGCGCGGCCTATTGGATGGCCGCAGGCGCGAACGGCATTTTTGCAGCACCATCGGCCGAGGTTGGTAGCATCGGCGTTTATCTTCCGGTGATGGACACCAGCAAGGCGTTGGCCGAGCAAGGCGTTACAGTCGAGATTTTTAAAAGCGGCAAATACAAGGCTGCCGGATTCCCTGGCGTTGCATTGGATGAAGAGGTTCGCAAGCATCTACAACTTGAGGTGATGGAAACCTACAACGAGTTTGCCGGCTTTGTTAAAAAATACCGCGCCGACCTAAACTACGAATATATGCAAGGCCAGACGTTGACCGGCCGCAAGGCTGCCGACGTTGGTATGGTAGACGGCACAGCCAAAAACTTGGATTCCCTCTTGCAAAAACTTGGGAAAGCCTAAAATCAAATCAACTTGTTTTTTTGACAGATGACAATCGCTGAAGAAAACGCCGACCTCAAAAGCCAGATAGAGGCATTGACGGCCGCACAGACAGAGGGCCAGGACGCTTTAGCGACCGTTGGCGGAAATAACGAGAAACTCGAAAAGGCCAACGCGGCCCTGGTCGAGAAGGTTGCACAACTCGAAAGCGAACTTGCCGACGTGAAAAGCGAACAGCAAGACGTCGACGAAATTGCCGGCGAACGCGCTGCCGAAATCGTAGCGCAGCAGGGCGCCGAGCCGGTAGCAGAGGAAACCGAGGCAGCAAAGCCGAAGACGCTTGATGTGCTTTGGGAAGAATATGCTGCCATCAAGAATTTGAAGGAGCGGACTATATTCTACCGCGAGAACATCAAACCATTAACCAAGTAAAATTTAGGGAACAATCAGATGGCCAATACATTACAAGGAATCAACCTAGCGCAAATCGCGCAGCAAACGCTTGAAACCTTATCGGCAGAAATGCCAATCGTTTCAGCATTCACGACTGATTTCAGCAGCGACGTTGCTGACGTCGGTGAATCGGTCAGCACTCGCGTTGCGACTGCTGTGAGCGCCGGAGATGCCACAAGTGGGTATTCTTCGACAGATGTCACATCAACAGCCAAGACAATCACCTTGGACAAGCACAAGCATTTCACGGCCAAATTCACTGACCTTGAAATTGCGAAAGGTGGCCTTGATATGCTGGAACGCACTTTCGTTCGTCCTGCTGTTCACGCAGTTGTGAACACAATGATGGACGACCTGCTGGCATTAGTGACTGACACAAACTTCGCTGACGAAGTTGACGTCGCTGCTGCAAGTTTTGGCGCTGACGATGTTGCTGATCTTGCTGGTGATTTAACCACTAAGAATGTGCCAAAGGCTGATCGTGCATTGGTTATCAAGCCGACCTACTTTGCAAATCTCGCACAGGATAACGCAATCCAAGCCAGCTACGCATACGGCAACCCAAGCGCAATCCGCGACAATGTTGTGCCGAAGGTTCACGGCTTCAATGTTTACGAGTACAGCGACATCCCCGCGAACGCTTACAACATCGGTTCACCAGCAGTCAGCCACAGCTTGCAAGGGTTCGCCTGCGGGCCAGAGGCTTTGCTGATTGCAGGACGTCAACCAGCGTTGCCGGAAAACTGGGCCGGTGCTGTTGAATCAGTTCAAGAGCCGGGAACAGGAGTCACGTTGCAGCTTCGTAATTGGTACGAAGGAAAAGACGGGGCGCAGTATATCACTGCGACAATGATTTACGGCGTGGCAGTCGGAACCGACAGCCTCAAGAAAATCGTTGTATGATGAAAGTCAGCATTGCGGTCGGTCGTAAGGGCGACAAATTCAAGGTGCTGTATTGCGGCGGTGACGCTGGCAAGGCGCTTGAAGCAATGACGAAGGAAACAAAGGCGGACAAACCGAAGTATGACGAGGTCACGGTATACAGGTCGCCGATGTATTATCGCCGCAGAAAAATTTCTGCATAGTTAGTGGTTTAGGTGTTCTGGCCGGTAGTCGCGAAAACGGCTGCCGGTCTTTTTTTTGCAATGAGTTACGCAGACGATCTAGCCGAGATGATTGACGACTTGCCTATTCGTTACACGATTTTAGGCAACCAGTACACGGGCGCCATCAACGAAATCAGCAACGGACAGGACGCCGGTGAAGGTGGTTTTCTTGACGATTTCGACCTGACAATTATTGGCAAACAGACCGACCATTCAACGCTGCCGGATATTGGGACAAAGGTTTCTCTATCTGTTCCAGTTCACCCTGCAGTTGTTTTTCCTGTTGCCGACATCGGCGCAACTGTTTTTCGCATTGAGAAAATAACAACGACCGGCGACGGCGCCGAGGTGCGGTTTGATTTAATGAACGCCAGCCGATGAGTTTGACGATTGACCAGGCAGCATTCACGCGGACGCTTCGCAGATATGCGAAGGTGAACAAGAAAACATTCCGCGAAATCGTCAACAAGAAGGCGCTCGACCTAGCATTCAACGCACAACGATTAACCGAGGCAGCCAATCCTGCCGCTATCGAGTACAAGCTAGGCGCTATCGGCAACAAGGTCGGCCGGAACCGCAAGACAGGCGGCGTTCGTAAAGGTAGGAGAATTTTAAAAGAAGATAACTTCGCCGCCAGGATTGTTAACAGCCGGCGCAAGAAGGCGGGCCAGCCTTTAATTTGGGGCAAGGAATTAGAAAGAGCGGCACAAAAGTTGATTAATGCACGGGTGCGGGCTGTCAAATTTCTGCGCTCCGGCTGGCTGCCGGCCATCAAAAAATTATCCTACGTTGTCGACCGTCGCGACCGCGTCAGATGGCCGAAGGGATTAACCAAAGGCAAAGCAAAACCCAAAGGCTACGGCATCGCGGCCCGCAGCGAATTAAAACCGGCGGCGCTGGTTGTGAATAGTGCCACCAAAAACAATGCCAAGGCGCAGGCCAAAATCATTAAGGGACTGAAGGCCGGCTTGAACGCGACCATGGCCGATATGGTTGTCTACATTAATCGCAAAATGCAGCGCGATTGGCGAAAAGCAGGATTCTAATGGCATTCAACACACTCGAAGAAAAACTCGAAACGCGGGCCAAGGCTATCCTTGACGGCGACAGCACGTTCGCTGGTTACAGCATCACCGTCAGCAAAGGCGAGGACGACGACGAACTGTCGCTGCCGCGGTGCCTGGTGATTTGTGAAGGTGGCGAGGAATCAATCCCTGGCCTTGGTAATTTCAACTGCGAACTGGTCATCCGCCTGGTCGAATCAATGGACGACACAACCCTGGCAAACCACCAGACGCACGTCGCCACGATGCGCGATTTGTTTATGGATGATGGTATTGCCGCAACCTTGACCGACAACACCGAGGCCGTGACGGTTTTTGGCGTCAAAAGTTTCAG